ATTTGTGCAAACAAATATAAGAGATATTTCGGAAGTTGATTGGAAACAATCAATGGATCTATGAAAATAAAGAAATTTATATTACGATGGTATAATATTCTTTTGTTCTACTTGTTTTCTATAAAACAAGACGTTAAGTTTTCTTTTAAGTGTCGTGTTTTGAACCATTAAAACGGTTTTTGTATATTTTGTATATATTTTTCTACTTATTTATTTTATTTTAATTATTTATTTATTCTTTTAAATTATTTGATTTTGGAATGTTTTCTTATCTATAATATACGAAAAACGTTCGATTATCAAATAATTTCCCCTTTTAATCTCATTTTGTATTATTCTTGTTCGAGTGATTTTGTTTATTTTTAACTTTTTTGGCTCATTTGAATACAATAGGCAGGGATGCTCCCTTCTTACCGTGAGGAGGGCTTTTTACACTTCACTATGTGTCGATATGACTTTTTGTGTTCCCCAAAGCTAATTAGATCAATATGAGTAAGCTGTTGCGTCTTGTTCGGTGATGGTCTCACTGAGGTTTGTTACGCGTTTAACTCGATCTTGCCAGTTTATACTGGTTACTGCAAGGAAATCATTTATGATTATTTACATGTTTTTAATTTTGATACACCGTTTGTATCTTGTATATTTTGTTTTTGAATCTGTTGTGTATCTAGGCAATATTGGTATTGGTACCATCGATATATTGAGCTATTGTGTTGTTTTTGTGCTAGAAATTTTTAAAATATTCAATCTTAAATTTTGCTTTTCTTTTTGACCTTTACATGAATTTGGCAAACCTTGTGTAATTGTATGTAATCTGCCACAAGTAACTACGACGATGACTTCCCAAAATGATAATGTAACGGCGACCGAGATGAGTGTTGGAGTGTGCAGAAATGCATGTGGTAATATACCGTTGAATCTCAAACGTTTGCAAGAGAAGATTCTTGATTTCGCGAAGAAACATAGAATCCGTGAGCAACATGTTGAAGTTGTGTATAATGGATCTGAAATTTGTGTTAGTTTTACTAGGGTCTCTTTTAGATCCTATTCTGTTAAATATTTTGTTGATTTTTTAAATGATTATTTTAGTATTTATATTCCTTTTTCGTATTCCCTTGATCAATTATCTAATTTGTGCGCTATTTGTTTAACAAAACGAACAAGTGTATGTGCTATGATTAAGGATTTTCTCCATTTGACTGATTATACTTTTTATTTTACTAATTTTCCAATGCATGTATATTTAAATAACCTTTTTCAATCTTTCACACATGATGTGTGTGAATTTCGTTTGTTTCGTTTTATATATGATCTAAAGATGCAAAGGAAGTTTTTCCGAGGTGATGTGTCATTGCATTTGAAAGATTTTCTTTTTTGTTTTAGAACTGACACTACGATGACGAAAGCAATTTTTGAAGCTATGTTGTCCAATATAGGAATTATTGGTTATGGTGTTGTTTTTCAGTTCTATCGTGATTTTTCGACTTGTGCTCAATTTATATTTTCTTTTCTTTTACCCCATAGAGATGATTCTTTTCGTTGTTATTTAAGTCTTTTTCTTGATTTTTATATTAGTACAGCGACTCCTAATGAGTTGCTAAATGGCTTTTCTTTGTATGATATGTGTTTTTCTTTTGGTAGTATGATATGGAAGTTAGTGATAAGCGAAGTGTTGTGTAACTATATTGAGAAGTTTTATGAGAATTCCCAGTCTAATTATTTCGGTGAGCGTGTTGGTCCTTCCAATTTTTTCTATCCAAACCCAATTATAGGTGCTGAACAATTTCTGATGAGTGGGGGTGAGAGTAACCCTGGACCTGGTGTGTTTTCAAAAATTTTTTCCTATATTACCTCGAGCTATCGTGATGCTTTTATGGCTAGGTATGAACGAGTTATGTCTACTACTTCAACTTTTAAAGACATGGCTTTACTTTCTGTGCATATGATGCGGTTTTTTGACGGGTTGACAGCTTTTGTGGGATCTTTGTTTCGTGGTGTGCTCTCCAGTGCTTTAGAGGTCATTACACGATTGTGCTCACTAATGCTGAGTACCTATGAAACCCATAAATTTCTGATGTCTGAGTTGCTAGTTAAGTACCGTATTTTGACACCACAAGCTGGTGATGTCGAAACTTTTATTCTTGGATTGGCTCTTTCTAATTATTTACCAAAACATCTTAAAACTCTTTTCAAGGATATGCCTATGTTTACTAACTTTAAATTACTTGATGATTTGTCATGGGTGCAGGATTTTCTCAGTTTTTTGCTTTCAATTCCACGACGTATGTTTTCTCTTTTTGATTATGGCGAGAACACCCCTTATGTATCAGCGATAGTTGATTCCTTGCAAGCTTGTGAGGATCTTTTGCCGTTTTCAGAGATAGGGAATGTTCATTATAATTGTAACAAATTATTGGTAGAACATCGTTCTACCCCCAGTCTGCATTGTAGTAATGAGTTTCAACAACGAGCAATGTTGTGTGAGAAGCGTATGAAGACAGTTAGGAATAGGGTATTGAGTGCTAAGCGAGCGCTACCAAGTTATTGTGTAAATGTGTTTCGAGAATTTGACGATTTGATGAGAAACATACATTATGCTTTAACGAATACCCGTGTGGAACCTGTTTGTATTGTCCTGAGTGGACCGCCTGGTTGTGGCAAGTCAACATTAATGACTCTTTTGAACGCTAGTTACCGAGAACATTGTACGATTTACAATGATTCGCCTACTGACGCTAATAAGAAGCATTTTTATGATTGCTATAACGGAGAACAGATTTATATGGTGGACGACATGGGACAACGAGGAGTTAGTCAGTGGAGTGAAGTGATTAACCAAGTTTCCTGTGTGAAATATAAATTGGAGTGTGCGAGAGCTGAGTTGAAAGATACGAAGAGTTTTGTCTCAACGCTAATGATATTATCTTGTAATCATATACCTACGAGACAAATGTTATCGAAAGATGACGGTATAGCGGAGATAGAAGCTTTGTATCGTAGGATACATCGCGTGAACTTCGATGAGGTGAAGTTCGATGGAACATATCATGGTAAGATATATGTGCAGAGATACGATGCTACATTGGGTAGCGAGAAATGGATAACCATCCGAAAACTTGACATTCCGCTTGAAGGTCAAGAGAAAGTTATACTGGAGTTTGTTGATCAGTATATACGTGAAGAGATGAATAAGAGACTTCGTTTTTTCGAGATGAATACTGCTAATCCGATTTCATTAGCTGCATTGCCTAAGACGCAATCGCTAGTGAGTCGAGTTAGAGCTTATTTCGATGAAGTGATGTCTGATATTCTTCCTGTTAATGTATTGATGGAGCAGATTTACTCTGTGTACGGGAAAGCGAATGAATATCTTGACGAGAAGTTCCCCGATTTTTCGGACAGATGCGAAGATAAAGGAATTGCCGCAGTAACAGCAGTTGCTCTCGGTGGAGCAGTCGTGATGCTAACAGCACTTGGGTGCTATGCGATTTGCGAATCAATGAAAGAAAAACCTCATGAAGAGGATGAAGAAGTAGTGCGTCTTCCTAAGCACTATACAGGAAAGCGTGAGAAAGTGAAAGTTTTGCGCATGATGAATCAGGCTATTCATAAGTTGTTTACTTTGCCGTACGCAACTATTGAACCGCCACCTCAGCTGAGGAGATTCGTGAAGAATATGGTGGTATTGGAGATATCATATATTCGAAATGGAGCAACAACAGTGGAAACATGTTGTTCTATAGCAAGTGGAGATAAATTTATTGTTCCGTACCATGCGGTGTGTGACAATAAAGAAGAGGTGTATGTGATCACAGCATACACAAAACAATCTATTTTCTATGACAAGATGGAAGTCAAGATGATAGACTTTTCGAAAGAATGTGACGTGGCGGTACTTCAATTACCGCGAAGTGCTCCTAAGTACTTCCAGAAGATCAATATTACGATGCAGTCTAATAATCGTAATTTGTATTTCATAACACCCGCTGGTGTTGTGGACATGAAAGAACGTGTTAAACAATCGTCTTTTTCTTCTAGTTATTATAGTGGAAATTATTGTAATTATGTAAGAGAGGATGATTTATCGTATGATATTGAGCATGATGGATTGTGTGGAAGCTGGATAGTCAATGGAGATGGTATGTTGTTAGGTATACATATCTTGGGCGCCACAATTGAAGAGAGTGGAGTTGAGAAATGCATTGGAATAGCAAAGCTAGTGTCGTCTCAATTACTGAAAAATCTCTTAACGATAATAGAGAAACCCATTGGCTTGGTCTTGGAGACCAAAGAAATTGCAAAACCAGATTTCTCAGGAGTAATGCTTTCTCGAAAGAGTAACCATTATGCTTCAGGGAAGAACACTATTGTGCCGTCACTGGTGCATGGTGTGTTCCCAATTGAGAGGGAACCAGCAGTAATTGGAAATCCGAAAATTATGAAGGAGTTGTCAGATGGTTCATTTGACGCTACTCCTTTTTGTGATTTGGAAACCGTAGCTTTTGCTGAGCGTGGTGTGAGTGAAGTTCTCCAGCTGGGGAATTTCACATACGCTTGCTTGAGTGAGCGCGAATTGGTGCTAGGAAATGATATTCTTAATAGAATAGATCCTTCGACATCACCCGGTGTGGATCACCCGGGAGAAAAAAGTGATTATTTGGACTACGAAAATGGAACAGTTCGAGAGAAGATGAAATATAAAATGAAATCTATGTGCGATGATATTGTAGAAAATAAATTCGCATTTGATGTCTATTATGCTTCAACTTTGAAAATGGAATTGCGTGATGTAGTGGACGGGAAACCGAAACCACCAAGAGTGTTCCAGGCTGGACCACTCTTATTGACGCTTTTTTATCGCCTACTGTTCGGCTCTTTAATGAGCTATGTTTATGAACATAAATTTACAAACGGAATAATGATCGGAATAAACCCTCTCGGAAAGGATTGGGATGTGTTTGCAAGACGCATCCTGAAACGTTCTGGGAAAAATATCTGTCCTGGGGACTTTAAATGGTGGGATAAACGAATGCATGCTTCTTTACAGCGAGCGTGCAATCGTGTACTTAAAACTACTATTGATATTGGATTATTTCGAAATGGATTGAATGATCTTCTGGGTACGCAATATAACCTGGAGGATGTTAATCACATAGTCGATGAACTGCTGGAGTTGATTATTTCGACTCCAGTTGTGCTCCTTGATTTAGTGATTATTACGACTCATAATTTACCCTCAGGAATGGGTATAACTGCATTTTATAATTCATTTATTCATAAAATGGTAACGCTTTATGTTTATGGTATTCGCTGTAAGCAATTGCAACGAAAACCACGAATCGATGAATTTTTGAATAATGTTGATGATTATGTGTACGGAGATGACAAGTTGATGGTAGTGTCTGACGCTTTTAGACCTATCATGGCCCCGGTTGAGTTTGCAGGTATAGTGAGATCTATTGGTTTAGATTTTACTACAGCAGACAAGAAACCGTGGGATGAAACGAACAGTTATGTCGCGCTAACTGCCGTATCGTTTCTGAAGAGATCTTTTCTTGTACATCCGACTTTCGGACGATGGGTGGCTCCTTTAGAGGAGAAATCCATGACTAGTACATTGAATTACATTTCTGATGAATTGCGCGAAGAGGAGTTGTGTGTGGTAAAGATCTTGAATTTTCAACGTGAAGCATTTTTGCATTACGACAAATATTCAAGATATATGGATAGAATCAAGAGTTTCCTAACGGAACATGAAATTGACCTTACCGTAAAATATTTATCACCAACTGCCTTGAAAGAGTTATACTCTACGGACGACTATGGTTCTCTCTTGAACCTTAGTTAGAGTATAAGTTGATTTTTGGTTTTTCCAGTCTTTCGAAGATTGGTGAAACCATTAATTGGAGATTTCTGCATAAACTAGCTGACCGTTAATCCATTTAACTTTCATATCAGTGTTTATATTGATAGTGTACGAGTCATTTAGTAGGCTATACAGACGTGATTGTCGAAGTAGTAATCAATGATTGTCCATGAAGGATATAAGCATTTGAAAGTTTGAAATGAGGGATGATGCTAGAGTGCGTAACCAACAACAAACACGAGTTTTTAGTGATAGTTTCTCTTATGGGTATAATTCTTAATATGAAGGCCTCATAAAACGATCACAAACGAAATCATGATGAGCGAACAATTCGATCTAAACCAAACAACATCGCAAGGTATACGTCTTACAACTAGGACGGATACCGCACAGACTGAGCGAGATCAGTCTAAAAAAACATATGATACGTGACAATATCATACAAGAAACACCATGGAATCTCACGAAGATGCTAGAGCGATTCTCCTATATAGAGAGTTTGCCCTGGCCGTCAACTTCACCTTCACACACTGTTTTAACGAGACTTAGGGTCCCGCAGGATCTTATAGTTAATGGACTTACTGAAGCGCCGTTCAACAATTTTATATTTTGGAACGGAGAGGTAAAAGTTAAGTTCCAGGTTATTGGATCTCCATTAACGCAGGGTTGTGCAGTGGCATTTTTTGTGCCTCTGACTGATCCTTCTTTTATAGAATCTAACATACTTAGGAATTTTTCTTCCCTTTCCGTAAATCAAGCTGTATATTTATTCGCGAATGCAAATACATCAGCAGAGATGGATATCTCTTTCAATAGTGTCCAAGCTTATCTCAATATATCTGATTTATCATCAGATTCTATTGTGAATACCCTTGGATACATCTATGTTGTTGTATTTAACCAATTGGCATTGTCTACTGGAACACCAGACAATGTTGCAATTAGCATCTTTTCTCAATTTGTAAATAATGAGTTCAAGGTACCTCGCCGCACTGGTGTGGCTAGGGTACTAAGACCAAGACTTCAATCGAGTAGCCGTGTTTTGAACGGCTTTATGAAGGCATTGGAACCTGAAAACGTTATTGGTGACGCAATTGATCTTGCGTCATCCATTTTTGGAATGGATAATCCCGTTGATCCCGGGATTGAGAAATCAAATAAAGTGTTGACCACACAGAGGATGAATTTCGGAGAAGGCATTGAGTATATCGATAAGCTGTGCGTAGATCCCTCAAAAACATCTGAGGCGACTTCTGATACTTTTGCAACTGTGCAAGATGAGATGGATTTTGACGTTATTAAGAAGAAGTACACATATCTAGGGTCGTTTAATTTGAAAACATCGAATAACCCTGGAGATATTTTAGCTAGTTTCCCTATGAACCCGTGTCCTAATTTTGTAGATATTAATAACCCTTTCCAGGTTCCTTTACTACAATATTTATGTCAACCGTATGCCTTTTGGAAAGGCGGTCTAACATATAAGATACAGGTTGTTTCAACATCCATGCAAACTGCAAAAATTTTTACTTCTCTTAACTATGGCGAATTTTCACCAGCAACCCCAGGACTTTTAGTGTCTACATCGTCTCAATATGGTGAGGCTTTTGAAGTGAATCAAGGTTCAAATACATATGAATTTACAGTTCCATATGTTTCTATAACACCCGAATTATTTGTTCCGACTAGTAACGTGCCAACATCTCGTAACTCATTAGGAATGATAAATATAAGCGTTTTGAATAACCTTGTTTCACCTAACAATAGCCCCACTATTATCACTTTCAATATTTTTATTGCAGGTGCAGACGATTTCACACTGAATTCTCTTTCTCTGGGAAACCAAGTGTTGCCGCACCGATTTCCAATTAGTGCGACAATACCAAGTATCAAACAGCGAATCATTCAAGAAATTGATTTTGATTCAGATATTGAGATTATCTCAATGCCCCCCACCCGGAATGTCATTCGTAATAGGTTGCAATCAGCAGCGCAACCATTGATCACTCCAATGTCAAACGTTAACATGAGCTCGGATAATATCATAGCTCCTGTAACGGACACCTCACGTAGAATTGATGTTGCGCAACGTCGGATCACTGATATTCGTAAACTTATGAAGAAATATCATATGTATACTCATAATATCGTTGTTCCGGCAACAACCGACAGCAATGGATACGTGCGTGTCATACGCATACGTGATCTTTTTGGATACTCGGGCGTCGGTTCGAGTTTTTCAGTCAACGACTTTCCGCCTATACCACAATTATGGGCACATTATCAATCATTGTACCGGCAGTTTAAAGGTTCGATCAACTTTAAACTCATGATGGATAATCAAAATTCTGCTTTTTCACAATTTTCAGTTTTTTACCAACCACCTGTAGAATCTCAGGTTAACAGCGACACTGTCGTTGGTAACCAATTTTACACACCTACACCCCGTCTCAATTATGACGTTAATGGAATCACAGCCACAACGTATCAGTCGAACGCGACTGGAACGCGATTACCTGTCACATATTCTAATAGTATAAATAGGACTGCGGAATTTTCTGCACCTTTTACTTCTAGATATTTGTCAATAATCAATACTCAGGCTTCTGAATTCTATTCAGCGGATGCAAATGACATGGGGACTCTTTTTATATATTTCGATAAACCAGAAGCTGGAACTTCTGTTTTTAATGTTTTCTTTTCATTCGGTGATGATTCGAGATTTGGAACTCTTTTTAATGTTCCCTATTTAATATATAACCTGATTGTTGATCCAGTAACTGGGGAGGGATTATACCCTGCTTGGCCTGATCAATATCTTGACACATCTCCCGTTGTAAATACGTTAATTTTACTTTAAAACTATTTTTCTGCTTTTATACGTGAAGCCTAAAAATTACACTGGCAACGTATCAAAATTTTCTTTTCTTTTTTACCTTTTTTATTTCTGAATTAACAGGGGTCAGCCGGATTGAGGAC